TATAAAGATAACCACCTGCCCAATCACAACGCTCAAACATTGCTTCACGAGAAGGAATAGAGAGAACATTGTAGCGAACACCTTTAGCGGGTGATTTGACGCTAGCAGGTTTATATACATCACCAGTCTTTTTATCAATGAAAGCATGGATACTATCACGCTTTCCATTGATAGTCATGAAGATCTTGTGATACTTACGACCAGAAGAGTCCAGTTCAAACCCATAGTTTGCCGCCTTCAGATGATTTGCGTCAGCAGTCAGAGCATCACACAACATCAAACCATACTTGACGACGTTGAGATGAATCGTGTTACGAGCAGTTTGCTGGGCAGCGTACTCAGCGAAAGTGGTGGTCATTCATCTGTTGCGTATGAAAGTATTATAGGGCATCCGAGACGCCCCACAACCACTCATGTGCCACTTATTCTTCTGTCTCCCGCATAGAACGAATAAGGTACTCTGTGAATTGTTCCATTTTATCTGGATGCAAAGCTGCTGGATTTTGATTCATAACCTTCCTCAAAGCGTTCATCTCATTCCATTCATCGTCTGTTAGATTTTTGTCTTTGTCTTGGAAATAGGTCATGGTCTCTTTACTGTACAACCCAATATTAGCATTTCAATACAATACTATCTAGAAACTTAATATTCTCTTTTGATTTGCTGTAACATTACTTAACTTTTGTGAAATCCATCCTATAAAGTTGTCCAGAAATTGATCTATAAAACAATTGATTTGAAGGTTTATCGTATCCAATATTTTCTGGATCTAGACTATCTAAAAATTCTTTGATAGTTTTGGTTTCATTTTCTCTTCGATAGAACCAAACAGTAAAGATATCTGAAGATTCATCTTCTGGTAAGAATCCAAAACCGTTTGATTTTTTAAACGTAAATTTACCATCAAAATCTTTTGGTAAAGTCATTATCATTCATCCGTTAAAAAGAAACTTTTCCAATCTTTACCATCTGATTTCATATCTTCAATTTTATCAAGAATACCATCAAAAGACTGAATTTGATCAATTCTACAGATCATTTCAGCAATACCATTGCATACAACTGGTCTTTCTTGGCGAGCAGCATATGCTAGAGCATTACGAAGTGCTGCTTCTGCTTCTTTCAAAGATTCTTCAACTGATTTAGATAAAGCCATATACTTAAGGTACAATCAAATATATTCTAGATTGTTCTGTCCCCAAAGTCAACAGAGAGAATATCTAGATCTTGTGGAATTGTTAGATCATAAGGTGCTTCAAGCGCATGGGATACTTCTTTACTACCACGTTTATCAACTCTATTTTTCTTAGAGATTGCATAATCATTTTCTTGATCAAAAATAACTGGAGAATCGGGATGATTTTTTCTAACATCACTATATTCAATCCAACCAGTAGCAATATACTTTGCTTTACTATGTACTGGATTTCCTCTATGAGTATGTGTAAATTGAGCTGGCCAAATTACCAATTTACCAGCTTCTGGTTGAACTCTCATACCTTGCCATAAAAATTCAGTCTCACCTTCCCCATATGGAATATCATTCAAATATAATATCCACGCTAAACATCTATCAACACAAGAAATATCAGTTATTTCACAATGCCACAAATGATATCCACCTTTTGGAAAAGTTCTTTGCATCTTAACGTAAGTATTGCAATAATTAAGATGATCGATTTGAGCAGCAACAAAGAAGACTCTCTTATATTCTTCCAAACATTTAAATAAAACATCATTAATATGATCAGCCCACTTTGTATCAGATATCTGATCTAAATTTAGAGAAAAATCTTTTCTATTTAATGGTCCACCATATTTTTTTTCACTAGTATAAAATCCAGGTGAAAATTCACTATCTTCTCTAGAGTTTTCAAAAAAACTAATTAGATCATCGCAAAATTCTTTATCAACAGCATTTTTATATGAACCAATAAAAGCATCATGTGAAGATTCTGACCAAAGAGTATCGTTATCCATTATACTAACCAAGTAATAATAGAATATCTAGTTCCAGATGTAACAGGCATAACTTCGTGAGGATACATGAAGTTAGATGGGAACATTAAAATAGATCCTTTCTTAAGTTTATACTTAAGTTCTCTATTAAAGAATGCAAATTCTCCTCCACCATAATCCTCATTTAGACATAAAGTACAAGATAAAGTTCTTGGTTGAGATTTGAAATGGTCGGAATGTTGGACATAATATTCACCAGTTTTATATCTCAACAATTCATATCCAGTATCTTCTTGTATTTCCAATTCAAATTCTGGATGTTTTTGTTGATATTCTGATAATGCAATAGCAACACAGTCATATAGAGCTTTATCAATATCCATTCTAAAATCTCTATTTTGTTCTATCAGTTCTCGTTGAGAAATTGATATAACACTACAATTTCTAGCATTTTTATCCAATCCACCACCAGTCATAGCGTGATCCCAATAATCTGTATCTTTATATTCATTTAGAACATCATCACATAAATTTGAAGGGATGATATCATCCAAAACTAAAATAAAGTCTTCAAGTTTTTTAGTTCTAAGATCTTTGTTATTTGGGGTTTCTTCTTCATACCTGATAAAAACAGAATCAACAGGTTTTTCAACAATCTTTTCCTTTTTACTCTCAGCAATAGACTTAATAATAGATTCTAATTTAGATTCCATCTTTTGTTCTAAAACTTCAGTTCTTTGTTCTGTTTCAAGGTTGATCATTTCATTTGCTCCATGATTGTTTTTTGATTTATTTTTGTTATGTATTTCCTGTTCTTTATAAGATTCTTGAATACCAGAAATATCAATAGGACTTAGTACAAGTGGTTTACTATGAAGATCGTCTGGAAACGATATTCTCCCTTCACTTTCATCAAATAGCAATTCTATCATTTTATTTTTTTCACCATCAGTTGGTTTGTACTTGTCGAAATAACAATCAGAGCAAGGACCGCCACTTCTAACATAGTGGAGAAAAATTTGAGAGTACCATTCACCATGATATTCATCTCTCCAATGTGGAGCTATACATCCAAGATAAATCAAAGCATCTCCAGGATTTAGAGAAATACACCTATTTTTTCTATTTGGATCCTCAACCCAAATAGACCAAGGTATATCTCCACCAAGATGTACTGTTGCAGATATTTCACATGCAGGTCTATCTGTATGTTTTTCTAAAACACTACCTTTTCTATAAACTCTACCGTAAGTGTAAGTAGGAATAACAGTATGATCAACAAGATCAGAAATTTGAGGTGTCTTATCACATAAGATTTCAAGAGCTGGAGTGTAATTATAACAAGTTCCAGAATTCCAAGCCTGACCATCTCCTGGGAGATTTTCATTTTCAGAATCTTCTTTAAATTTAAGAGCTAAAATTTCTGCTGATTCTGGACAGATAAACTGAGGAACATACAAAAAATTATTTTTCAATAAAGTATCATTCATATCATTCTAAAAATGAAAAATTAAGGTAGTAGAATATCGTTTCTTTCAAAACTTTCAAGATTAGCGTTAGTTAAATCATATTTTTCAAAATTTAACATTTGTCTTAGTTCAGAGTTATTAAGAACTTCTTGATAAGATAACCCATATTGAACGCACAAATCTTTTGTTTTTTTGAGAAGTGAGAACCAACCGATTAATTTTTCAACTGGGAAAGTTGATAGATCAAAATCGGGAGAAGATCCAATCAATCTGAAAACTTCTAGTGGGTCAGTATTACTAGCGATCTTTTTAACTTCTTCGTTAGCTTGTCGTTTAGCAATTTGTTCAACTTCGTGCTTTTCTGTTTCGGAAATGAGAGCTTCAACAGCCATTCTTTTTCTTTTTTCATACAGTTCAACTTCTGCTGCCTGTACATATTCTCTCTTTTCTCTTTCAAACTCAATTTCTTTCTCTCTAATTTGAGATTGCCTTACACGTAATTCTTCATTAGCAATGTTAATTTTTTCTTCACGAACTTTAAGTTCTTCTTCAGCCAATCTTTTCTCTTCAAGGAAGAGTTCTTTTTGAACTTTTATTTTTTCAAGTTGTTGTTCTTGACTTTCAATTACAAGACTAATATCTTTTTCAGAATTTTTATATTGGTTTAAAAGTTCTTGCTTTCTCTGTTCAATTTCAAGTTCTTCTAACTTTAATTTTTTCTCAGCAAGTTGTTTTTCTTCCTGAAGTTTAAGAACAAGCTCATTCTGTTGCTGTAGAAGTTTACGATTTTGTTCTTCACGAAGTTTTAACTCTTCAGATACTTTCTGTTCTTTAACATCAATTAACTCATAACTCTTCTTAACTTCAAGTTCCAAAGCTTTCTTTTTATCATCAAGAGTTTTAAGATAATCTTGAAAAATTTCATTCGCTTTTTCAGTAGTTTCAGAAGTCTTTTTAGATGCTTTTAAAAATTCTCCATGCTCTTTTTCAAAATTTTCTCTAAAAGCTTTTTCTCTCATTACAATATCCTGCTCACTCTTAATTCTTTGATTTTCTAGAGCAAGAAGTTCTGCTTCAATTTTTAGTTTTCTTTCTTGATTTTCTTTTTCAATCAACTCTTCAGTTCTTCTAAGATCATCTTCAGATCTTTTTGCTCTTAAACGAGCATTTTCTTCAGCAGTTTCTTTGATCTTACGCTTCAATTCTTCTTTTTCTCTTTCATGCTTTGCTCTCTCTTCAGCATAAAATTGTTCTTCATTACGTCTATTTTCTTCGTTTTGTATCCTAATCTGCTCGATTCTAGGAATTTCTTCAAAGAAAACATCAAGATATTTCTGAATAATTTCAATATCTTCGATTACTTCATTGGGATCGTTGGTAACAAACTCAATATGACCATTATCACCATACCATTGAATTGCATGAATATGTTGATCATCGAAATTCCAATCTTCTTTGTTAAGAATAATAGGTCTTCCATCAACTTGAATTTTTAAATCACTTGGTATAATTGTAACTTTCATTAGTTTACTCTCCCTCCGACTGTTGAATACTTGTATCTTGACTTGATAGCATCATTGTTTGATTTTCTTCAAAAATTCTTACTTCTTCTAAAGCTTCAGAAGAATTGTAGAACATATTTGCAGCAGCTTCCAAAATATTTAGATTGCTTTCATTTGCTTTTACCATTTCATTCCTAAAAGATTCAACAGCAGAACTTGTAGATCTCTGTTGTTGAGAATTTTCAATTAGAAGCATGGGAAGAAAATTAATAGTGCATGACCATTCATCTACTTCTTGACCAGTATTAGGATTATATCCTCTTACATAAGTATACCAAGCACACTTATGCTCAATACAATCTTTTTTAATCAATGGGCAATATTTTCCTTTCATAAAAAAACATGGTTATTATTAAATGATTATATCGTATTTAGACAAAATAGCAAAGTATAAGATCAATATATTGCACCCTCAAATCAATTGACCCAGAAATTGGAATTATATTACCGGTAAATGGGTGAGCATGTGCTCCACCACCACCAGTAAGACTTGTATCTGGAGATGCAGTATTTGATCCTCGAATTTGTCCGCCAGGAACTAAAGTTCTAACTTCATATCTAGCACTATTTACCTGTGGATATCTAACTGCTAGGGGAACTGCTACTGGTACATTTTTATTCGCAACAATTCTTGTATATGCTACAACATTTTTATTTGCTGGTACTTGTTTAATTAGAGGATTTTGTAGATTAGTTGGTATCCTAGTGGAGACTGGATTTCTAAAAATAGCTGGAGTTCTTTTATTTTTAGGATTCTGGACATTAAGAGGCACTCTTTGGTTAGCAGTATTTCTTACAGTATAAGATTGCTGTACACTTGTTGGTCTTCTGCTACTAACGGGATTCTGGAAAGGAGTTCTAGCAGGACTTCTACTAGGAGCTTGTGCAGTTAATGGACGTTGGTAGTTAATAGTAAATGGGTTTTGTATATTAAAGGTAAATGGGTTTGCCCTTGGTTGACGAGCTTCATTTCTTCTGTTTTCCTGTCTACTTCCAGATTGTGTAGCTCTATTCCTATTTCTTCCTCCATTTCTATTTCTGTTAGAAAAAAAGTATGGATTGGGGTTATTTCTTCTTTGTCCTTCTTGCCTATTACTTTGGGTATTTCCTAAAGAAGGAGATCTTCTTGGACCACTATTGATCGGATTTGGTTGATTAAATGGGTTTGATATTGGATTCTGTTGATTTGTTCTTGATGGTGATCTATTTGATATGGGGTTTTGATATGATATTGGTTTTGTTGCTGGATTTGGTTGTCTGAATGTAGTTGGATTTTGTTGATTAGTTGGCGTTCTATAAACACTTGGTTGCTGGTATATTGACGGAGTTCTATTAACGGTTGGATTTTGGACATTAGAAGGTGATCTATATGCCTGAGGTTGCCTATAAGAAGATGGTTGTTGATATGCTGATGGTTGTCTATAAGAGGATGGTTGTTGATAGTTATTAATTTTATTATAAAATGCCCTTACAGTATAAGATATTGGGGATCTGGACAAATATCTAGATGGTACAGCTGGACCAGCTGCAAAATCTGTTGGTGCTCCCTGAGTTCCCGTCCCGTGAGCATGAGAAGCCATTTCAAGAGTTGTTAGAGTAAAATCTCCGCAAGTTCCAGCAACAGCAACTGTTGCCGCAATTGATACAACAGTAGATGGAAATGTACTCGTAAATGGATTAGTTCCACCAAATGCACTACCAAGACCACTTACAACTCTAAGTGCTTTATTATCATGAATACTCCAAGTACTAGTCTGAGCCCAACCAACAGGAGCAGATGCTTGATAAAAAAGCATAGTAGTATTGCGGTCAACAACACCATACTTACTATTGAGAGCACTAGTGTCTGAAAATACTAAACCTGTTAAATTTAATACTGTCATCAGTTGAACCTACATAGAATTACATCAATATATTGGACTCTTAAATCAATTGAAGATGTCCATGGAGCTGCAGTTCCAGTAAATGGGTGAGAGTGAGCCTGATCTCCACCAGCAGTTCCAGTATTTGGAGCATTTGTATCAGTCAATCTTCCCAATACACCAGGAGTTCCAGGTCTAACATTAACAGCACTACCTGCACCATGAGCATGTGATGGTAGTTGTGCTGTAGTAAGTGTAGTTCCACCAACAGTACCTGTTGCAGTCACAGATCCGGTAATTGGTTTTAAGGAATTTGGAAATGCTGTCGTAAAGTCAAGACCACCTGCACCAGAAACTCCGCCAGATCCAAAACCACCACCAGTTCCACTAACAACTCTTAGTGCTTTATTATTATGCGTAGTTACTTGTGTCCATCCAGTTGGCGCAGCTGATTGGAAAAAAACAGAAACACTATTTTGTGGGATAATACCGTATTTCGACAGTAATGATGTCCCGTCACTAAAATTAATTCCGTCAACATTTAATACTGACATTTATCCTCCTATAACAACTCAAAGTTTTTTATTATTTAGTTATCATATTAAATGAAATAGAAATTCTATCTTCATGAGTTTCATTAGCAGTAACGTAATGAATAAGATGGGCTGGAAAAACATAAAATTTTCCAACTTCTGGAACAACATCAACTACATGACCATTGGGAACTTCAGAATAAAATTCAATATGTACAGAACCATCATTTCTAAGTAAAGATAATGTTCCTTGATTTTCTTTTGAAATTGGATAGTATAAACAAACTAAATCAGTTTTTGGATGACTATGAACAACATTATAGTTTCCAAAATTGTTAATATTTATCCAAAAATGAGCAGAAGTTTCATCATAATATGTCGCACTTTCCATGTCTCTGGAAACGATATTGCAAAATTCAGCTGCTCGATATGCTAAATCGAAAATAGAAGGTATTATATCCCCAAAATGAGAATACTCATGACTACCAAAAGAAAAAACTTCACTCTGCCATCCACCAAAGTTAGATCTTCTATTTCCCTCATGAATTTCTTTTAGGTTATAACACTCTCTAATTATTTGTTCATTATCAATATCACCAACATTACACGAATGCAGAACTGTTGGAAATATATTCATTCCAGAAATTTCATCGAATGAAATTTCGTCAGGTGGTAAAATTCCTCTATGTTTATGCGTACTCATATATTACCTCATCTACCAGAATAGTCTGGATCTTTAAAGAAAAACACTTGATTTACTCGAAATTCATGGAAGTACCTATCATCTTCAATATTCATACCATGAAAATACTCTCTACCATCAAATAAAACAAATCTATTAAATTTTGCTCTAAAGGCAGCAACTCTTTTCCAATATTCAAATGGAATCCATGGTCTCCTGTGTTCGGGGACATCATTATATTCTGGATCCTCTTTTAGTCTTCTATACAGATTTGTTCCTATTTCATTATTAGCATTTTTATTCAAATAACAAATCCCATTATAACCACCATCAATATGTGGCCACCACCAATTAGATTTATAATCATTAAACTTTAATGATTTTTCATCTTTGTAAAATAAAGTATGATTTGTAGTTAAGTACCCAAAGTCATCAGTAGCGCCTCTACCTGGATCCACAGAATCAATAAGTCTTCCTAATTTAATATAAACATCATCTAACTCTTCTATAAGAATTAGATGGCGTCTATCTTCAAAGTAGATGGAATTAAAAGTATTCTTTTCGTAAGTTTTCCAAAGTGGTGGGGTGTTTGAAGTTATTTCTTCAAATACTAGATCTGGATACTTATAAAAATCGTCCATATACCAAACATGAGTTCCTTCAAACGTCTCATGTTTCATACTGGAAAGATTATTTATTTCCCAAATATTTTTACTCATCTTATCTAAAATTGCTTAGTATATATTATAATTTAAGAATCACCTAATGTAAAATTTTTAAGAGTATCTTCTTTATTAAGAGCAGAATCTATCTTATTCTCTAGTTCGTATAAAGAGTTAGTTGTACCAATATTTTCATCAGATAATCTTTTTAATTCGGATCTAATCCAAACATGTTGATCTTCAAGGTAATCTATCCTGTCTATCAAAGACTTTATCCATTCATGAAGAGTTAAATCATACTCATCTCTTTCGTATTGATTTGTCCAATCTTCAAAAATTTTTTTTATGGAATTTAACATTTAAACCTCCACCCAATCTGGTTTTCTTTCTGGAAATCTTAAATAGTTACCCTTTACCCAAGGCTTAGAAGAAATATACTTTTTGTATGCAGTAAAAGTATCAATACTTTCATCATATTTAAATTCTTCAGGCATTGCTCGGGCAAATGGAGTAACTTCTGTAATCTTTCCTTTAGGAAAAAGATAGTATGCATCTACCAGAGTTTTGTAGCAGGAGTGTACTTTGCTATAACGTAAAGTATATTCGTCACACAAGTTCAACCCATGCTTGATTAACCAATATGCATTATTGATACTTTCCATTGCCCACTTAGTGCAAGGATGATTGCGAAATGCACCCTTTTCAGTTTTGTAAGGAGTGTTATCAGTCTTATACAAAAACCCATAACTATGTCCCCATTTATCGGATGCTACAATAGAAAGCATCTGACAACATTCAAGAGGCATTTTAACAATGTGCTTGTCTGGAAGACAGATAGCACTTTCAGCAGGCCATGGAGAAGTAACAAAAATGTTCATAGAACTCCAACTTCTTTAAGATATTGTCGGTAACGCATGTATCTTACCATACTTGGTTGCCTTGGTACATCAAGTTGATAACAAATTTCACAATAACATAACCACTCATACCATGGAGTAGTTGGATCAAGAACATGATATGGATAAGAACTATCAGGAGTTAGATTCTTTTTTTCCATTTACTTTTACAACCGTTTCATGCAATGCCTTAAGTGCTTCGATAGTTTCGGGAGTTTCTTCCCACTCCCAAGAATTACCATTTTTATCAACAAAAGTGCGAAGAGTCATAAGAAATTTATAATGATACAAGCACAGTTTATCACGTTCCCCTTATATAGTCAACAAAATCGTCTGGACCATAAATTCCAATATCATCATGGAATTGTACAGTAATAGGAACTTTATTATCAAAATAAAATTTAATGATCCAATGATATGTCTTAACATTCATCTCTTTACCAGTGGAAGAAAATGAAAGGTAGGGTTTACTTTCTCCGTTTTTATCAACCCAATCTCTTTCCGTGCATATAACATTTGATTCACTTGGTTTCATCCAAACTGGAAAAACATCAGGCTCTTTCAACCATAGGCACTGATACAAGACACATGGATTTTCTGGTCTATCTTCATAGATTGAACATCCACTTTTACACAAATAAAAACATGGTTGTCCTGGAAAAAAATTATGCCCGTGAGCATTTCCAGTCAACCATCCTTCACAGCATGATGTACAATCACCACACTGTCTTTCATTTTTTCTATTGTGCAAATGATTCATAGTTTTCCACCAACCTCACCTTCATAAACTTTGGATTCAATGAAACCTTCCTGCCGTCCTTTAAGATAAAAACGGGTTGCTGATACACATTGCTCTTCAGTGAGAGATGTGATAAGTCCGTTACCTTCTTTATCGGTTGAATACCAGAGTCCATATTTTTTTTGTTGAACGTAGAAACAATCATCATACAAGTTACCTAGGTTCTGTTTTATATCTTTTGATTCCGATTGCTCCACTTGATTTAAGTTTTCTTGCATAATCATTTCTATAATCTTCGTATGGGAAATAAGCACTATGTTCGAGTTTTTTCTTTCCCTCTTTTACATACCACTGTAATGCATAAGGAAAAGTTTCGTGAAAAGGTTTAATAGAATTTTCTAAAGGATTATTTACTGGTTTTATCATTAGACTCAATCAATTCTTTTCTAAGTTGTTCAGCTAATTTAAAAGATCTTCTCCAAATTAAGTATTTTACTATTGGATTTCTTGGATCATTTAAGATAACCCATTTAACCAATTCATACTTTGATTTTGCAAGTTGACTAATATAAAATACTGCTCTAGATACACTTTCATCTGTTAAAATAAAGTAAGCAGATATACAGAATATAAAGATATAGAAGTAATACCAAGTCATGTATTAAACTCCTGATCTCTTCTGGATTGTAGATAATCAATTACTTCTTGTCGCCACTCCATAAGTTCATTAAAACAACTTTGATTGTGAGCGCACTGACGAAGTTCTTGATCTGGTTTTAACACACTTTCAGTAAAAAGTGTGAGAGCTCGTTCTCTTTTTTCTACTTTGTCCATGTTTAGAGATACAGTTATACTATTTAATACTTAATAAAACATTTCATTTAGTTTTTCTTCATCGATACAGAATCCAAAAACCCACAATATTCTATTTTTATTACCAACAGTTGGAGTTACCTCATGATAGTGTTCAGATACAACATAGCATAAAAGATCACCTTCGTCAACATCATATTCAACATTTTCAATTATCGTTACACCACCACTATCAGATTTTTGAGACACTACATTACAATGCAATGTATAGGTATCATCAAAATAAGTAGGATCTATATGTTCACAAATAGATCCACCCTCAAATCCTATTCCATTTACTATACCATCAACAAAGGAGGGTGGTTTTTTTGAAGAGTCCAATCTAAAGAAGTTTATTATCCTTTTTTGTACTTCATATGCAGTTTGAGGATAACTGATATAATAATTCGATTTTTTATGATCAGAATCATTATGCAACCTAGTTGTAAATCTCGTCCCCTCTTTATAATTATCCATACGAGCATCCATAAACCACTGTGGATTACTCTTAAAATTTTCTAGGGACCATTTGTTTAAATGATCTAGGTCATCTTTTTTTACAAAATTTTTAATAACTTTTACATACATTATGAGTAATTAGTCCGTATATTGAACGATAGAGTTACTTTTTTACTATTTGTATTTGGAACATAATGAGGCAAGGCTGATGGGAATATTATAATATTACCCTCACCAACATTATTTAATTCAGTTTTTTTAGGACCAAAAAGCATTGTACTATCGTTTATAAAACATGTCGATCCACCATTATACCAAATTGTATTATTCAATTCTCCGCTAAGGTCTAGTAGATAAACTCCAGAAAAAATATTTGGAGTATGCTCATGTATTTCTTGATTTTCTCCTGGTTGATAGTAATTATACCAAAGATCATCTATAAAACAATCCATGTAATTTTCATATTCACTATTATCAACAGATCCATCTAATAGTAATTTTTGTAGCATATTATTGTATACAACAAAAATTGCATTGATCAAATCTTCAGTCAATAATGATTTATTAATACTATCAATATTACCATCAACTTTAGTATGGAAAGATGATGTACATTTACACTGCCAATAATTATTTTTTCTATAATGATCTCTATTCTTTTGATAATCTTCTTCAATTTTTGGAAGAATTGAATCTTTTATGAGATTATGATTTTCGCAATTTTCCCAATATAAGAAGGGTGCATTAAAGTAGTGTATCATGCAAAAACTCTATTATTAAATTTATCTACAACGGACATATTCCAAGAAAGGATGATTCTATCTTTACTGGAATTATTTGGATGAGTGTAATGAACAATTGGAGATGGAAAACATATCAAAGATCCTTCTTTAACGATATGATTTGGTGAATAATCTGGAGGACATCCAAAAAAAGAAGAGAAGAATGGATTTAAAAATACGGTAGGACTATGTTCTTCTAAATCGTAATCAAGAAATAAAACACAACTATATCCAACTGGACCATGAGTATGAGCAGAATGTTGTTTAGATTTTGAGGCTTTTTCAAACCAAGAATTTTCTAGTTTAAAAAAATATTCCCATCCATCAGACTCTTCTCTCCAAGGTAAGATATCATAAACCATGTTATTGAAATCATTTGGATGCAAAATCATATCTTGCAGCAAACTTATTTCATCTTCCAAAATCATATGAATATCTATACTATAGCTAGATCCATTCATATTGTTGAAGTGATAATCAGTTGTAACGTCAAATACATCACTTTGATTACCTTCTTCGTTAGTTTGAGTATATTTACGAAGATTGAGCAATTTTTGTTTCTTGACTTTCCAATCTTTTACTTCAATATGGCATAATGGAACAGAAAACATTGGAATTACAAAGTTCCTATCACCACAGTAAGGAACTAATTCTTCAACATTTGAAAATGTATCTTTTCGTTTACCATATGAATGAATCAATTTCCCATCTGCAGGAAAATATTCTTCTCGATTAATATTATTCATTTACTTGCTCAATTGATTCTATTGAGGATACATCCACCTCATGAGTATCTATTCTATAATAATGTTTACCATTTCGCAAGCCAAGATACTCCAAGTCGGAGCAAGAATTTTCTCGCAACCAAGCTTGGAGTCTATAATGCATGAGATCAGATTTACTCAAACTTTCCATAAACGTTTTC